TTCACACTTTTGCGGGTTGCGAATGGGAATACCTCCAAGGGTATTGTGCCAAATTCCCCGATTCACCTTTTTGTTTAATTCCCGATGCCTAAACAAGGATTATATGCAAACATCGATGCTAAAAGAAAGCGTATAGCTGCTGGAAGCAAAGAAAAGATGCGTGCCCCCGGATCTAAAGGGGCTCCGACCAATAAAAACTTTAAGAAAGCAGCCAAAACTGCTAAGAAGAAGTAATGTCTAAGAATAAGATTAAAGGACGGACCAAGTCAAGCAAAGCCAAATTGGCCTACCAAGCTGCTTATAACAAAAGACCCGAAGAGATTACTAGACGGCAAGAACTAAATGGGGAGGCTCGTAAAAGAAAAATTTACGGAAAAAGATACGCCAATGGCGTTGACCTAAGTCACACAAAATCAGGCCAAATGGTGCTTGAAAAAAGAGCCACCAACAGAGCTCGGAACGGCAAAAACGGAAAATCTACAAAGAAATAATTGACTCTATAGGACAGCAAGTTTATCTTTGTTAGTCCTATGAATACTGAGAGCAAAGTACTAAGTGAAATCGTAACGTGGTCCAAGTACTCCCGTTACGTTCCTACATTGGGCAGGAGAGAAACTTGGAATGAAATCGTAGATCGAAATAAAGCAATGCACATCAATCGATTCCCTCACATGAAGGATCAGATTGAACAGGCATATCGTTTGGTCTATAATAAAAAAGTACTTCCCTCGATGCGCTCTCTTCAGTTTGCTGGTAAGGCAATTGAAACAAATCACGCTAAAATCTATAACTGCTCTTTTGTAGCATTGGACGACTATCGTGCATTCAACGAAGCATTTTTCTTGTTATTGAGCGGGTGTGGTGTAGGTTACTCTGTACAGTGGCATCACATCGATAAGTTGCCATCCATTAAGAAACCAGTGAAAATGAAAAAGTTCTTGGTTGCTGATGATATTATGGGATGGGCAGATGCTCTTAAAGCTTTAATTAAAAGTTATATGGGGCTCACATCTCACGAACCTAATTTTGATTTTGGATGTATTCGCCCTAAGGGTTCTCCATTGAAAACTAGTGGTGGGGTAGCCCCAGGGCCAGAACCCTTACGCTTATGCTTGGCTCACATCAAAGCCATTTTGGATCGCAAAGAAGACGGAGAAAAGCTAACGCCACTAGAATGTCACGATATCATGTGTCACATTGCAGACAGCGTCTTGGCTGGAGGTGTTCGTAGGAGTGCTATGATTGCCTTGTTCTCGCACGATGATCAAGAGATGTTGACTTGCAAGTTTGGCAATTGGTGGGAGTTGAATCCTCAGCGTGGCCGTGCTAATAATAGCGTTGTTTTGAAGAGAGGCACAGTCAATAAGGAATATTTTATGGAGCTGTGGAAGAAGGTCGAGTTGAGCAATAGCGGTGAACCCGGTTTCTATTTTACTACTGATTTAAATGTTGGAACTAACCCTTGTTGTGAGATTGCTTTGAACCCAAATCAGTTTTGTAATCTCGTAGAGGTAAACGGAAGCGATATTGAAGATCAAGCAGACTTGAACGAACGAGTTGCTACTGCTGCTTTCCTTGGAACTTTGCAAGCATCTTACACTGATTTCCATTACCTACGTTCTATTTGGCAGAAGACTACCGAAAAAGAAGCCTTGTTGGGAATTGGTATGACCGGGATCGCTAGTGGTCGGGTCTCAGAACTTGATCTAGAACAGGCAGTTAATTTAGCCAAGGATGTAAATAGGCAAGTAGCAGAAGATATTGGAATCAATACAGCAGCTCGTGTAACTTGTGTTAAGCCAAGCGGAACATCTTCATTGGTCTTGGGAACGTCTAGTGGGATACATGCGTGGCATAACGAATATTATATCCGCAGAATGCGTGTAGGTAAAGCTGAAGCACTATATACTTATTTGTCTATACACCACCCTCATTTGATCGAGGATGATTTCCTAAAGCCAGATGAGCAAGCGGTGATCTCTGTCCCTCAGCAAGCTCCTAAAGGTGCAATTACACGATGGGAAGAAAGTGCTATCTCTTTCTTAGAGCGTGTAAAGGACTTCAATATTCGTTGGATTAAACCTGGGCATATTTCTGGTCCAAATACTCACAATATTTCTGCTACGGTTACGATGAGGAATGATGAGTGGACAGAAGTTGGAGAGTGGTTGTGGGCTAATCAAGATTACTACAATGGCCTTTCTTTCTTGCCGGAAGACTTGGGCACATATGCTCAAACTCCATTTGAAAGTATAACAAAAGAAAAATTCGAGGAGTTAAAAAAGGGTATAACAAATATTGATTTATCACTTATATTTGAAAACTCTGACAACACAACATTGTCTGACCAAGCAGCTTGCGCTGGTAATAATTGCCAAATATGATAAAAATAGAATTAAAAGTAGCTGAGGCCGAAGCCTTACAGTATGCCGTAGAGCACCACATGTACCTATGCAATATGCAATTGTACGAAGAGTATGATGGGCTTAATCAAGAAGAGATTGAAGAGATCGAGAACTTTGAGCCATACGATGCGTATTGCGGATGCGATACCTGTGTGACACGAGAGTACTTGATGAAGACTTTTGATTTCTTACGATTTATGTCTAAAGTAGATATATATACAAAAGACGAATAATGAAAAAGTATAAAGCACATATCACATTAATTCTGCTCTACTTTTTGGGTCTTGGAATAATGCTTGCGATTGGACTATCTTCTTGTTCTCCTGCCAAGCGTTACAAGAGACTGGTAGAAAAGTACCCAGAATTAGTAGAGCGTGATACTGTAGAGGTTCACGACACAATGATATATGAAAGGCAAATCCCTGTACCAGAGTACAGGGATTCTTTTATTATTAAGAACGATACTGTTATTGAAACTGAGAAGTTGATCATCACCAAAATAAAGGATCAATTCCACGTGGTGGTGAAGGCTGATACAATAAATCTAAGAGACACCATTACACGAACAGTAAGGGTAGCTGGAAAAGTATATACAAAAAGGGTTACCAATTGGTATTACATCCTTATTGCATTTGCTGCCGGAACTACCGTATATGCTGTACTTACAAGAAAACGATGAGGTTTGTCCAAGAAAGCTACGATGCCAACGATGCTCTTGCAAAAGAAATGTTGATTAATTTTCTAGAGAAAAAAGGTCACACTATTATATCCCACGAGGAAGACTTTGGTGTAGATATCTCGACAGAAAAAGAAGGAGAATTGTGGTGGTTTGAGGCCGAAATGAAATGTGGTAGGCCGTGGACGAATAAAGATGATTTTCAATTTGATACCGTTTCGTTCCTAGGCAGAAAAATAAAGTGGAACGACTTCTATTATTGTATTATTTGTAAGGAGACCGGTGCTGCTATAATGGCGCACTCAGAAGAAATTTTCAAGAAAGAGTATAAAGAAAAAATATATATTAATACCCAACATAGAAAAGGCAACGATGTATTCTATAGAGTTCCAAAAGAAAAGTGTATATTCGTGCCACCTAATTTGTTTTTATTATGAGTTTGACTGATAGCCAAAAAAATATCGCAGAAGTTTGCGATAGCATTAAAGATTTACTTTTAGAGAAGAATAGAAAGTATGGAGATTCTGCATTAAACCCAGTTCGCATTTTTAGTAAAGCAGACGCAAAGGAACAATTGAAAGTTCGCATCGATGATAAGTTGAATAGACTGATGAATCAACAGGTAGATGATAATGAAGACACAGTTACTGACTTGATTGGGTATTTAATTCTGTATCAAGTACAAAATAAGAAAAAAGAAAAAGATCAGTTATACAGCTGGGTATCTGAACTATGATGATATACCTCCATTGGACATACAGCACAAAAGACCTAACGGCTGATAAAGTTCACAAACACGAGCAAACGAAGACTCGTATGGAAACTGATACTATGTTGATTGGAGGCTTAAATCGTTGGCCTATTTTTACTCACTGTATAACTAAAGACGGTTATTTTCATGTGCTGGACTATTGCCCCGGTCTCGATATGCACGTTGCAATTATAGGCGGTTTAAATAGTGATTTTCGCTATGCAAATACTGCCACTTATGATCAATTAATGACGCTTGGAAATCTAGTACGGGCTTGGATGTCAATGGCATACCCAGTACTAGAAGGAGATCTTGAAAATTTTAATTTACAACAATGGATAAAAAGCATAAGCAAATAATCGAAGACGAGATCAAGAACTTGCAAAAGTTAATCTCCTGGCACGAATACTACAGTGCTATTAACAACCCTATTGAGGCAAATAAGTGTCAGAGGGAAATTGAATCTGCTAAAAAGAAGATTAATGGCTTACGAAAAACTGATTGAGTTTTTAAAGAAAAACAAGATTAATGAAGCTGAGGCGGTAGAAAGAATTCAAGCTCAGTTGAAAGATCCAGCCAAGGATTTTTATGTGACCATTATATCAATGACAGAACAGATCAATCAGTTGATCAGAACGAAGGCACTTGATCTTGATGATCCATATCAAAAAAGCTTGCTTCGTCTCCTTGAGTCTGGGGACAAAGTATCTAAAACGATACGTAATGCCCAGCTCGATGCATACCCAGAAGAAGAGGTAAGCGATGAAAGTGTAGCTGATATAATGGCAAAACGCAAGCGTGGAAATAATTAATAATAAAAAGAAATCAAAATTTCTCTATGAGGATTGGGCTGCAAAGTACGGCTTGAATCCAAACGCCACAAAGAAAGAAAAGGTAATGTGGTATGAACAGGAGAAGGAGTATTGGCAAGAAGGTCGATTTGGTCTTGTCGGTCCTCACTATTTCTTTTTGACACAAGGCATTGTGAAGAGTGCATCTGGTAGAAAGATGCGTCCTGTTTGGCGTGATGCTGATGAAGATATTTATGGATCCTACATGAAAGCTCGTGAGCAATACTGGGATTTAATGGTATTGAAAAGACGTGAGCTGGGTCTCACACTAACATTTGGAGGAGTTATTCCCCTGTGGACTTCTTTGATCTATGAGGGATCTACATCTCTGCTCACATCGGCAGATAAAACTCGTCTTGAGGAAATGTATAAAGAAAAAACCCGTGTAATGTTTGACGGGTTAGATACAGATTTTAGACCAGGAGTTATCTCAACTCGTCAGTGGGGTTATTTGCATATGGGAAAAATGCAACCAGACGGAACTGTAGAGGGTCTGGATAGTAAGATAGTAGCTCGTGAAACCGTAGACAACCCACAAGCATTTGAGGCATATCGTGCTATGCACATCTTTATCGATGAGTTCTTCTTGCATCCACATGCTGATAAAGTCTTACGTTCTGCACAGGCATCTGTTAAAAGCGGATTTATGAAATTAGCTCCCATTGTTTTGGGAGGAAGTGCGGGTGAATCTTCTATCGAAGGTCAGAAGAAAGGAAGTGCTTTGTGGAGGGATGCTGAGATTCTGAAACTGGTAACTCTATTTGTGCCAGGCTGGAAGGGCATTATGGCTGCCCCGGAATTGGATGAGAATGGAACAGAGATACCTGGAAAAGTACTTAACTTCTGCCCCAACGGGCACTCGGATGAAAAGGCTGCGACAGAATGGATTCTCAAGACACGAGAAAAGTTAGATAAGGCGGAAGATAAGAGTGCACTAGAAGTATTTATTAAACAGTACCCATTGGATATCCAAGAAGTCTTCTCAGCAAATGCTAAGGGTAGTCTGCCTAAACATATCTTGCAAAAGATACAAACACAAGAAAGGATTATCTTATCCTCTTCTCTTCCTATCGAGAGGGTTGATTTGCATCGTGATGTTGATGGAAACTTTGTTAAACAGGCTAACAATAGGAGCGATATGTATTTGCTCCATGCTCCCGAACCGTCCCATTCATACATTGCAGGAATTGACCCTATCCCATTCATTTCTAAGAATATGGGTGACGGATCTAAACAGGCGATTGTGATTAAGGATATTGAGTCGAATAGATATGTAGCCCACTATGCTGAACGGGACTCAGACCCAGACAAGATCATAGAAAATATGATCAACTTACAGAGATACTACAACAATGCACCGGCAATGCTTGAGGTAAACCGGGGAGGTGTAGTATTGGACAAGTACAAAACAGCAAATGCCATGGACTTATTGGCAAAGAAGCCATCGTTTATATCCAAGGGATTTGCTAAGAATGATGGGTCATATGGATACTATAAGAACGACCACACCACAGAGAGAGGCAACTCATATCTGATTGATTACTTGAACCAGTACTCTAATGAGATTTGGTTTATACAGATCATAGAAGAAGCTAAAAACTATCTCGTAGACAACACTGACTTAATTGACGCAATGATTGCGTGCGAGATATTCCACAAGAATATTGTAGAGAAGTACAAGGCTACAGAAAAGAAGATAGTTCCAACTGTAAAGGAAATACCTGTATTGAAACTAATCGATGGTAGGTATGTTAAAGTATGGCAGAAAGTAAATATCTAGAAGATTGTATTTAATTTCTTATGTTCTATAAGGGCACAAATAATATCAATAGTCTCGTCTGGAATTTCATCTTCCAGAACGCAAGGAATTTTCAATGTTCTGGCCTCGCCCCTCTTATAGAATATATGCCCATCGTTATACCATATTCGTATAACGGTTTTTAAAGACGGGATTATACACTGCGTCCTCTTCTGAATAAATCGGTTGGTAAGATAGATACCTCCGTGCAATATCTCCCACTTACAGGCCAGCAGAATAGATCTGATATCGATCTTATTCTCCGGTATAATCTGATTTACAATAAAGTCATCTGCAAGGGCTGAATGATCTCGATCAATTGATTGCACTGGGCAACGAAAAATTCGTAGTTCAACTCTCTCTTCTTTACTTCGCATTTGACATTAAATGGTTTAGTTGGATATCCTGCCAGCAGGTAATGTTCCCTGCCGTCCTTATTTCTCTTTACGCTATATCCACCTTTCTTTACTGGCAGGAAGCGTAGTATGCGTCCAAAGTCTTCTTCTTTCTGATTCTTATTGTCTTCTAATTCTATGTGTACTGCGTGCCATCCCCTACCGGCTTTATAGCGACCACAAAAGTCGTATATATTTTTATGTTTAGTTAGTGTGTCAATGATCGGAGTCCCATTGATAAAGTATTCTCGGACTGCTAAAGGAACAACCATGAATGAGTTATCCTTGTGCCAGTCTTTCTTTGTCTCAAAGCATCCTTTCTCTTTAATCTTTCCTGTCGTACTCTCGGCTAGATAATTGTTTACGTCTCGTATAATCATCTGCTTGTAATTGGCATACTCAAGCGTCAGCTTTGTTAGATTCTCCCATTCCTTGCATATGGCAAGTATCTTGTTCAAGTCTTTCTTTCTATGCTTAATGGTTACACCATCGGTGTTTACCTGTAGGATCTGAGTCCCAACTCCATACAGCTTCTCCAGTAGCATCGAGATAAGCAACTGACCATTTACTGTAACAGAGTAAAAGATTTCGGGATCAAAGAAACAGGAAACATCCGAACCGGTCTTACCGAATAAACCATTCAGTGCCAACTTTAAAGCTCCCGATGTCACATCATCTTTGTCAAGCTGTGCCTTGACTCGCTCGTTAAAAATGTCAGAGTATACCTTGACAAATGTCTTCTTGTCCATCTGCCTTGGAGCTAACTCATTCTTGATAAACAAGTTAGGATAGTATGATTTAACATCTACATCCAATATGTCCCACTCGTCATCTGCTTTGTATTGACCAGGAGGAACACAACCGTGTATCCCACCAACGCCATAGTAGATAATGAGGTCAGCAAAGCGGGTCTTAAATGAGAATGACTTCTTCTTCATGACTGTCTTGTTCAGATCAACATTGAACTGCTCCAATTGGTCTTGCAGATTATTAGTATCGATTGAGGTATTGAGCTGCTCCACAAAAGAATCTAGATAGTTCGATGTGGCAACGGTATCCTTCATCGTGTCCAATAGAAGCTTGAACTCCTTGCTTTCAAATTGCACATATGGGAATATGATTTTCTTCAGCGGAACATTGACTCGTTTGCCTCTGATTTGTTTCAACTCGAACGGTTTCATATTCACAGCTCGTGCCAATCGTTGTACAAAGATTTCCTCCCCTATCACTACATCGCTCTTGTTAATCGCATTCAATTTGAACTTCTTACTCAATTCTTTACGCAAGGTGATCTTGTCCTCGTTGGCGTGATAGAATGCTCGTGTAAAGAGAACATCGTTTCGGTTGTAATCCAATATGCTATCGGTCTCAGACTCTTTAACTATGTGAGTATGATGGAAAGGCATATCCATTACATTGTGCCAATGGAGTGCAACCTCTAAGCTTTTAAGGGAGGCAGAACGAGCCTTATTGTTGTAGTGGTTGAGTAGATATAAATCTAATTGTTTTATATCTTCCCTTGCCCGAAACTTTTCATCGTTAATTATATTTTGTGCAAAGGCGTGGATCTGTTCAGCTGACGGATTGTTCTGCCATATGTATTGCACAACAGGCCAGTCAAATCTTAAGTTATTGAATCCGACCATACCGGCCTTCTTATCGTGAAGCTCGGTAATGTATTCCTTAAACTCTTCTATATCATTACGCCAAGCACATATCACAAACTCCCTTGTTTCCTTCACGTCATTTGAGGCATCAATATCAGTGTAGGAAAAGAAGTTTGGGAATGTCTCTACGTCATATACTTTAATGCAACTCATAAGTCATCAATACGGCATTGAACTTGCCCTCTTTACTATCTACTAACTTTACTTCTATATCTCCATACTTTGTCCAACCGGAGCTAATCACAGGAATCTCTTGGCCTTTGTATTTAAAATAATTTTTATTTGAAATGGTCAAGTACTTGCGATACTCAGTTGGACATAGGTTGAAATACTTTATGCGTTCGTTTCTCAAATTATGAGCCGAACAAATCTTGTTCATCGGTCTTAACATACTCTATTAATTTTTGGAACATACCATCCTCTGAGTACCTACCGGTACTGGGTTGGAAAGTATACTCAACACTACCTAAGCGACCACGGAAGTGGTACTTCATTTTCTGCACGTGCAGTTCTACGGGATCATTCGTCCCATCTACATAATTTCTGTGAATAGCGATGCCAATATCAGGAACATTAAAGAAATGATGACTGCCAGAGATATCGTAAAGACGAGGAACGTTGTAGGACCCATTTGATTTATCCATCTTTCTAGGGTGTGCAACAAGCGTGACATTGACATTGTTTTTAACTGCAAATTGTTTAAGCTTCCGCAACAACTCGCCAATTTTTTCATTACTGCTTTCCTCATTACTAGTGTTAGTTATGTAGTTAAATGGATCCAAACATAGGCAATCTATACCGTATCTACGAACCATATTTTTTCCAAGTGCCAATATATTATCAACACTATAATCGTCCATCTGCTCAATGTTGTAGAAATAGAAGTACTTGTCAATCATCTCGACAGCCCTTTCTATCTCTACTTTATTCATAGCCTTCAATGGTTTACCTACAATCTGCTCAGATAAACGAGTGATTTTTAATGGGGCAATGTTTTCGGGACTAAATATACCAAACCGCCATCCATTCATGACCGCTAGTCGGGTATACATAAAGTCAAGCCAAGTACTCTTGCCCGATCCTGGTATGCCTGTGACTACAACCAACTCACCTCGTGACCAAGTCAGATGCAAATCGGTCTCAGACATAGTGACTTGAGCCCCTATCGGATATCCTGTATCGTGATAAGTCAATATAGTATCTAAGTACTCTGAGGCCGTACTAATCTGATTGATTGGTAGGGGAGAAGCATTCTCGTATAGGGACTTCAAACAGTCAACGCCTAGAGCCATCATACAATCGTTGGCATCCTTCTGCCCTTCGGGGAAATGGATGATTCTGATATCCTCAGACTCAAATCTTCGGGCAATGTCCTCAGCTAATTTGTGACCAGGTTCATCGTTATCAGTAGCAAGATATATCTTCTTACCAACAAAGTAATCGTACACTGAGTCAAGCCAGTCCAAATTATTGTTTGTCTTACTTGCTCCGTTGGGTACTGATATAGCAAAGGGATAACCGGCTTGATACCAACACATCGTCTCCTCCTCGCCTTCACATATAATCACTTGGTCAGAGTTCAGTATCCCATTCATATTGTATGGAATCTTCTGAGCATCCTTGACCATCTTAAACTTCTTGTCTGAAGTTTTGAATTTAATGTTAATTAAATCATCTTCAATGTAGTAGTTGAAGCAGATGACACGATGCTCCCTCTGATCTTGAGGCATCCATTCAACGCCCTCTGTGATTTTGAAATGCTCGACAGTCTCTTTGGATATGCCACGCTTATCAAAATGAGCATAGATTCCTTGAGTTTGGATCTGCTGTCTTGGTTCGGGTCTCACATACTGATTGACCGATCCTTTCCAATTGCAGTGGTGGCAGTTGTACAAACCATTATCAATATCGACTGATAGAGATGGGTCTTTCTTCTTACGAGTGTGGGCGCACTTAGGACACAGTGTTTTAATCTGACCATATTGTTGCCCACGCAAGTCAATACCAAGTTTGTATAGTTTGTTATCGTTCATATGAATCCAAATAGAAATGCAATGTAGTACAAGAATAGAAAGATATACAAAGACTCCGCAAGAATGGAGGCTACAGTATTAATCCTCTTTTTGGAAACTTCCATGTTTTTATTGCACTTTGCCATTTCTTCATTTTGTTTTTGCCTATCATCCAACCTTTAGCCTCGTAGAAAGAATGGAACTGTGTTGCACATTCTTTGGGGTTCAGAACATTCTGCTCTCTAAGGTACTGTTCAACTTCCTCTATCGTTGGCGGTCGAAAGCCTTCCTTTACTTTTAGAAGCGGTTTAACATCTTCGGGTATTTCACCGTATACCTCCTCAAACAGTTTCTGAAATAACTTCACTACGTCTCTTTCCATAATTCTCTTCTATTGCTTCTATCAATTCTAATTCTCTACGATACATCTTTGGGCTGCCCATCCAGTCGTCAATCTTACGAAAGGCGTGAATGGCTGAGCTGTGATCGCCAAGACCAACTCGGTGGGCGATGTGAGTCAGCTTCCATCCAATATGTTTGCGTAGCATATGGATGAGGATGTAGCGAATAGTTACTTCGTTCTGAGACCGGGTTCTTTTAACTGCCCAGTGTTTGCGATGAATATCAGTTACCGTCTCAATTGACAATAAGATGTCTTCGTACTTCTTTCTATCAGTCGATAGTTCAATGTGTTTCATAAATTGAATTCTTTAATATTTTTTGTATGGTTGATGCGTAGAACTTGCCTCCTTTGTTTCCTTTAATTCCTTTCTCATTCAAACTCTTGGCAATACGATGCAAGGAGTAGCCATCGTTATGCAGGGCTTGAACTTCCGTTACGATTCTCATATCTTCATATTGAATCTTGAGCTCTCCATCTTTGTGAGTATATCCCAATGGAGCAAAGCCACAGTATACCTTTTTGTTCTTCTTGAGCGTAGCCTTGACGCTTTTAACTTGCTCGCCTGTGAGATCGCTTTGATATTCAGCAAAGACGGCAAGCAAATTACGCATGGCCTTTCCGCTAGATCCTGAGAATTCGGGTTCTTCAATAGAATAGAAGTGTACCTTCTTTTTCTCTAGCTCGTATAAATGGACTACTGAGTCCCTAAGATTACGAGCAAAGCGATTGCTATGCCATACGATTACAGCGTCTACTCCCCCATCGTTGATTCGTTTGAACATATTTTGAAAACCTGGCCTCTTAGTATTCCTACCGCTGAAGCCAGGATCTTCGTATATACACTCTAAATGGAATCCTTTTCGTTCTGCAAAGTCTTTGATTCGTGAGACTTGGTTTTCTAAAGAAGAACCTTTGTCTGCCTGTTGATCGGTCGATACCCTTATGTATCCAACCGCATTCTTTTTCTTGCTCGACATATGTGTGGTATTGCCTTAATTAAAATCTCTCTAATACTTTTTCCTTTGGTAGCACAGTAGTCGTTGATGAG